AACCTTGCGGGGCAGTCGGCTTTAGATTCCAACCTGCCGCATTTAGCTTGCCAACATAAGCATCGGCCAAATCAGATGGGTCAAAGTTCAGGAGTTTTGTAATAGTTAAATTGGATTCAGGTTTGAAAATCGGGACTATGACAGGATATTTTACGCCTTTGTAACGAACATATATCTGTTGGCCTTCCCTTGCAACCCCTGTCTCGCCCTCTATAAGCGATGTTCCTGTTTGAATTGTTCCGTAAGACGGTGGCTGCGAGTAACTCCCGCCGCTCGGCTCCCACCATATATCGGCATAAACAAGAGTGAATTTTACTGTGGTATCGTCAATGATTTCCGGGGTTCTTTCCCGCAATATACAATTCTCGCGTGCGGGATAAGGGTCGCGCAGTTGTGGCATACCCGCCACATTAGCGGCGTTGAAAATTTTAGCATTGCCCGCCCCTGTTATATTATAAACAATTACGGTGCGGCGAAACTCCCACCCCCGGTCAATCGTCTCCCGTCCCCCACCCTCAATAATGTCCAATTTAATATCGTTAGCCATTAGTTAAGCCCATACATACTTGCAACGCCCGCAACAAATTTATCCACAGCATTGCTGAAAAGTTTAGTTTCTGCTTTTTTCTCAACTAATAAGTCGAATTCCCCGCCGCCATATCGGGAACGCATAGCCAAGCCGCCAAGGGTTTCGCCCGCGCCTAAAACGCCGGGCATTTGGGTTTTCTGAACCTCGTATTTAGATTTTATATACTCCTCGCCTATTTGGCGCAATCTTTGTTTTAATTCCAATTCGGTAATCAAACCCTCATTGCGCAATTTCAGAGCTTCACGCTCGTCGTCGTAAAGTACTCTGTCCGGCGTCCGGCCCTTCTCCAAACCCTTTATGATTGATTCGGCTTTCTTCTTTTCTTTTTCTCTTTCCTCTAATTCTATAATCTTTTGTATTCTTTGGGCGGTTATGTCTAATTGGTCATTGTATTTTTTCTGATATTCCGGCGCAAGATTTGCACCCGCCTCCCTCATTCTTGACATTTCAAGCAAAAGAGGATTTATCCCACTTAATTTATCTTCCATATCTTGAAGATGCTTATTAAATTTATCCAAATCAAGTCCTTCAAGTGTCTCGATGTATTGCTCAAGTGCGCGATTGGCCTCCTGTTGTTTTGCAGTGATATTTGGATTTATCTTCCCTATTTGATTACGTCTCGCATCGCTGTTATATTTGGCTATTTGCTCGCCCGGAGTTTGACCCTCAAATGCGTCTGCTATGCTTTCCCAAAAACCTTTCTTGCCGTGTGTCCACGGTATTGCGATAATTTTCGCCGCCGCCTTCATATAATAACCGAGGTCTGCTACTTTGCTTACCCCCTTGCCAAAATCACTACCAAAGAGTACATTCTCGCCCCCCGGCTTTCGTCCGGCATTTATAAAATCCCGCAACGCCTCTGCACCAGATTCAAGAGAAGGAATAAGACCAATTACAATATCCTCTTTCAGTAATCCGAGCGCCGCCTTGAACTCATTCATTCTGTCGGCGGCCTCTTTTACTGTTTCCTCGTCCAGAATAGAACGGTCTAAACTGACAGCCGTTACGTCATTGAGGTATTTCGGCAGGTCTTTCATCTGCGCAATGCCCGCGCTCCCCTTGCCGAATATCGCCATCGATGCCGCCATTTTATCGAACTGATTGGGCATTCTATTTATAGCATTTATTATCTCCTCGAAAGTTTGTTTAGGGGATTGTGTTTTAAGTTTTACAAAATTTAATCCGAGGTCGCTTATTGCGCCTCTTGTTTTATCACTTCCTTCACCGAGGTTTTTCTCCATTTTTGCAATCGAAGTGGTAAGTGCCTCGGTCTCAACGCCCACTTGGTTGGCGGCATAACCGAGTCGTCGATATTCATTAGTCGTCAATTTTACGCGCTCTGCCATTTCGGTTTGTGTATCCATCGCCTCTAAAGTAGAATCAGCAAAACCGACCACTTTATTAGCCATATAAAAAACGGCAGTAACTTTTGACAGAGTGGCCATAGTCGCCATACTTTTTTGCATACTGGCGGTCATTCCGTATAGACCCCTACTCGCCCGCCGTGTTCCCTCATCGAACTGCGCGGTGTCCATACCCAACTTGACTAATAATGACCTAATCAAACCCATATCAAACTTTCTTTTTATTGGCTGCCGCAATCAAGCCAAGCATCCTGCCCATCTGCGTTACTGTCTGTTTTTTTCTCGGCTCAAATTTCGGCATAAAATCATCGACCTTAAACGCTTTCTGTCCCTTACCCCTATTTGCGTTAGCTATCGTGCAGGCCACAATCGCCATTCTTAAATCCGCCCGTTCCTCGCCGAAGGGTTCTATCCGGTCAAAGGCCATCCATTCAGCAATATCAACTGCATCCAGCGACCCAAGTAATTCATCAACCGTCTTGCCCAACGCAAGGGCTAAACGATAAGTGAACCTGCGCCCGGGTCGCTCACGAAGTTTTTTTCTAACTCCTCAATTTCCTTCTCGGACATTTTATTAAGTTTACGGGCGGCGTCGAAAATCCGCTCAAGGGCAACCCCACTGCGATTGCCAAGCGATTCAATCTCGGCGGGGTCATCGGAGAACATCCTATTGCCATCAGCATCGCAGATACACCTTGCGCATAATCCAGCCCTGATTTTACCAAAGACAGGACTTTTCTTGTCATAGGCGGCAAGCTCAAAGGCGTCTTTTTCTGTGCCGGACATCACCTTAATAAATATAGAGCCGCCCCATTCAGGCACGTTTACCTTCTTAACCTGAATGTCCTTGACGTTTACTATGTCCCCTTTCGTTAATACCTTTTCGTCCATAAATCACCTTTCTTTTTTTAAGTTACGATTTGGCCGTGTAGGACGGCGCGCCAGTCAATTTAATAGACATCGTTCCTGATATTTTGTCATCCATAGGAACGTCAAGCGTCGGCGGTTTAGCGTAACCCGACCAGGACAACTTCGACCCACTTGTACCGCCGGTAGCCGTCGAGTCATTGACCTGAATCGTCCACGTTCCGGTCGTTCCAATTATCGCAAGTAACGCCGTTTCATTGGCGTCCTCGAAATTAAACTCAACATCAATCTGTCCAGCATCTTTCATACCGGGAACGAATGACCGCCACTTTGACGTGCTATCCATAGTCGAGATGTCAATATCGGTCATTCCCGTTCCGCTATTGCCTATCTTTGTAACCTGCGCTATGGTTGTTGTGGACGTTCCGTTGGTGAATTTCAACGTTGCCCCATACCCTGAAATACCTTCATCCATTGTGAATCTCCTTAATTAAAATTACGGCCTTGTCGCCCTTAATGCCACAGGGTCATCGGACGACACCTTGTTGGTTAAAGTTACAATATCGGGGTCGTATTTTAACGTGCCACCCGAATCTAATTTACAGGTAGTTATCGTTCTCGCCTTTGTAGATTTCGTCAGGTCTAAAGTGCCGAGGGTTTTAGTTGTTGCGGTCGTAATTGTCCCCGACGTATTGCTCGTAACCGTGCCGCCCGTCGTAGTTAGCGTCGTAATTGCGCCAGTCCCGCTAATAAGCAACGTCCCGCCGTCACCCGTAACAGTCGTCGCCGCACAGAGCAGGATATTATCGCCCCCTGTTTGTTTATAAGTCGTTAAAGTTGTTCCTGACCCCACCGTAACCTCGGCGTCGGTATTTATATTAGTTACATAAGATGCCGTTATAGAACTAAAAGTTGAGGTCTCGCCGGTCTTGAAAGCGACGCCAACCTTGCCTTTACGAACCTCAAGTGTGCTACTTGAATTGGTGTCTTTGATTAGGATTGTGGGGACTGTGCTAACGGCGGGCGAACCACTATTGTAAACGACAATCGTATTTGAATTAGCGTCAAGATTGAGATTGATTCTTGTAGCACCAACCGGACTACCAGGGCCGTTGTTGTAACCGATTTCGACCTTAATTGCGCCTATTTTCAAATAATTTACATCGTCCCCAATAGTGCCTGTATAGCTCTGCGCGATATTTAGAGAGGCAAGATAAACAGCGTTCTGGTCGAAACCTTCATCAACAGCGACCGTAGAATCCTCTAAATAAACATCGTCATTGCTCGCGGGCACGCCCGCCGGCGACCAAGAAGCGGCGGCGGCCCAATTGCCATCCGCACTGACCCATATCTTTGTTGCTGCCTGTGTGTATCCCGCCAAAATCAAAACCAAACCCAAAACAATTAGTTTTTTCATTATGCTATCTCCTGTATCCAGAACTCATAATCAATCCGCCGTCCTCGCCGTTTCAATTCCTCATTCGGCTCTAACTCAACCAAATCACCCTCATCAATCGGCTTGACGTTTTCTACTTTGATATTGTCCCAAATACCCTTCATTCCGGTTAAGCACGTTTCTAAGACAGGGATAATCGCTATGACCTCCGCTATAGTCGCCGCCCAGATGTTGAACTGAAAAACCGGCTTGCGCAATTTGATTGTGTCCGCCAATGTGTGATGAAATTCCGTATCGATTCGCTGATAAGTTATGGCTGGCAATAATCCTTTTTGTGGCAACTCCTGTAAATAAATCCTGTCTGCAATCAGAGCATGCAAATCGGTGTCTGCTATAATAGCAGAACAAATCGCCTCCTCGATATTATCAGCAGCGAGAATAGTAAATGTAACCGATATTGTCTGGTCAGCCACAACGTTATTAAGCGTATGCGAAAGTCCGCCCGCGTGAACAACTTCGCCGTCAACAGTCCACTCATTGATTGTATATCCGACTATTGCCGCCGCCGTAAAGGTTTGGTCGTCGCCGCTATTAACTAAAGTCGCCCCACTTGGGCTTATGGCTCCACCTGTTCCGGCAGAAGCAGTAATTGTCTTTTTGTCGGCCATTTAATTTTTCTCGCCGCCTACCATTATTGCTGTTACACTATCACAATTCTCAACGCCAGTGAAAATAACCCCGACTTTTTTGCCCCAGTAAGGGTCAAAACGAACCCTGCCGATAATGTCCGTGCCGGTGATAATCTCGTATTGGGCATTCCAATAATCCGTGCCGGATACCAAAACAATAGCGTCCCCCCAAGTCCGATTAGGGTCAGACGTGCAGGATGCTCCGCTTGTAGGGGTATGAGATAACAAGATATTGCTCGCCTGCACGTTCACGTCTATCACGTTGGCTACCCCGCAAAAATTATCAGCAACGTAGATATGCGCCACTACCGCACCAGCATTGGGGTCGCCAGCCGCTTTATAAAAATAGAAATAAATCGAATAGGAGTCCCATTCCTCCGGCAAGTCCTTGAAATTGGCAAGTGCGTAAGTCCACGTCCTTGTCGTTGTCGTTAAATCCGTTTCGCTTGTCGTTGCCGTCTTAATCAGGCGCGGTGTCTCGCGCCGAGTAAAACCGAAGGCGCAAAATAATACCCCCATCAAAACAGCGCACGCAGTAACAAAAATAAGCACTTGCTCGCATTTTTTTAATTGCAATTTGTAATTCATATTTATACCCCTTAATCTGCTGTTCCTGATTTATTCATCCAAACTTTAATTAACGCACTATTCAAACTCGATATGATTCTGTCGAGAATATATTCTTTTTGAGTATCGAAAGCCGGACGGACAAAAGGTCGCGCGCCCATCTTCGACGTTCCAAACTCCACAAAACCGCCGTAATATGTTTTACCCTTAAACCAACCTATCGCTGTGCCAATTACAACGCTGATATAATTCTTGCGTCGTTTACCGGCTTTTAATTTCAAGCTATCTCTCAACGCTCCCGATACAACGGGGCAATCCCGTTGTGCTTTTTCAAGTACTATCTTTCCGCCCTCGCGCAATCCCTGCCGGTCAACCTTGCGCATAACGGTTGGCGGTAAACTCCGCAGAGCAATCTCTAATTCCTTGCCGCCCTCTATTTTCATTGTTACCATTACTCTTTAACCTCTACCGTTAGTAATTCAAGACGCTCGTTTTTCTCGTCGATGTTCTTAATGTCTAAAATCTGGAAAATTCTTGCACCAAACAAAACTCTATTTTTCGTAACTACCGCCGATGAATAGCGGATTGTAATTTGCGTAGTTGCCTCCGAATGAACCTGCTGAGAGTAAAATAACTCACGACCGGTTAATTGTTTTATGCTCGCCCATACCGTAGCATAGGTCGCCCACGCGCGCGAGGTCTCGCCAAGCCCGCTTGTAGTCTCGGTTACGGATTGCAACTCGACGCGTTTTCGCATCTTCTCAAAGTCCATATTTCCTCAAATCGGGAACACAGCCATCGGGGATTTTGCCGTCCTCAAGGTCTTTTAGATAAGTCCAAATCGGTTTATATTGGCTCTCCTCTGTCCCCGGCCACAAGGCGGCAAGTTGTAAATGGGCTATCCTGATACCGGGCGCAAGAAACGCCTTGCAACCCGCCTCTAAAAAGTTGTTCCAGAAGTAAATATCGGGGTCAATAAAATCACCCTTCCAGTTGCCATCCTTGCTCGGCTTCTCCAAGAACCACGGCCTTTTCATCTTCTTAATCGCATCCGTCCGAATCATCGTCAGTCCAAAATGCCCCGTCTCGGCAGGGACAAACAATTTACCGAAAAGAGCATCGA